AGCTGTCTCTTTTACATATGATTTGCTTGTATAGTCTAAGATTAAATCTAACGCTTTCTCGCTTTTGCTGTTAGCTCCAGCGGTCTTCTTTGACCTGTTTGCTGCAGTTGGAACTACAACATAGTCGAAGGTTAGTAGCTTTCCAAAATACTCAACTAGTCTTCGATACTCTCCACTTGAGTGGAAGAAGTATTGAGAATACTCTCTTAAGCTAGTTATATCTTTTTGCTCTATAGCCCTAGTTATTGATTCTTTATTGACATTATATCTACTTAAGGAGCTGTTGTCAATAGCTACTATAGGACGACCGAACTCACCCATTCTCTTGTAAAATTCGGGAAGTTTTCTTACTGGCTTTACATCTGACATCTGCTCACCCCTTTTTTAGTTAATTTAGGGCTTGCCCTAAGTTTTTTTCTTGCCTTCATATAGTTAGTCTCTCCTCTTCCTTTAAATATCGAAAGCTTCTCATACGATTTTACGTTGATTCATAACTACGATAGAGACTCCTAAAGAGGAGAAAGAGGGTCCAGTCCGGACGACCCTGTACCTCTCAGGATTCCCCTTCTCCTCTAGCTTTTGTAGAATATCTCTCTCGTAGTTCTCATAGTTGTGCCAATCCTCTGTAACGACAACCCCTTTCTCTCGGTTAGAGGGGTAGTCTAAGTGGAAAGGGTCGTAGCAGGCTAGCATCATTCTTTTCCACCTAGCATAGATCTTTGGATTGTAGGTTGAATTTGCCGCACCCAGGTATCCCTTTCCCGCCACAGTCGGGTAGAATCGGTCTTTCACTAGGCCTGCTTGTATATTTCTAAGCTCTGTGACGACTTCCGTCCCTGTATTTAAAAAACGCACCCTATACCGATTCATCCCCTCTTTGGCAATAATTTCCATCAGTCCGTAGTTTTTTGATTTATATCTTGTTCCTACCATAAAGCCTCCTAGTTATAAAAGACAGCCTGAGACCAGCTTGTTTTTCTCTTGCGTCTTTTTGCGTAATAGTCTTGTTCGATCTTTGAAATATAGTATAGGCCATACTCTAAGGCTGAAAAAGTATCCTTTTCTTTTCTGCCATCAATCATCTCGATAGATAATCCCACAGTATTTTTTTTAATTTTAATATTAGAGGTTTCATCTATCAGTAGATTTGTGTTATTGTATGGAGCGAGGAATCTATCTCTCTCGACCAACCCCATTCTTGCGCCTTTAGCAGTCTTTAGCAGCTTCTGTCTTGCTACTTTCGTATCTACTAGCAGCCGCACCCTACCAGAAAATAGTTCTTTATATGCTAGGCTGTGGATTGTCCCCGCATTAGATTGGTTTGTTTTAATTAAATGCAACTTAGGAGGAGCGCCAACTTTTTGATCTGGAACGTAATCGGGATACTCTTTTATATTATCTACATTATAAGGGGAGTATAGTATCCCTTCCTTTTCATCGAAGTTTTCTACCATTAGGAAATCCACCAGTCCGACTCCTAATCCATTAGCATCAATTACAATCCTATTGAAATTAAACCTCGAGTCTAGCTCCTTAATCCTCAATGCCTGATAAAGGAAAGAGCCTCCAATGATAGTTTGGATATTCACCACTCTTTTTGTGAAATAGTCTTCTCCGATATGGACCTTCATGACTTCTAATACTGTCCTTGCCGATGAACGGGCTACGTCCACAGATAGGATATAGAAGATGTTGTCTTTTTCTTCAGCTTTCCGCTCTGCCCGTTGGATCGTCCGCAATTTTGTCAATGCGTCGTAGCTAAACAAACTGCCTTCAACCTCACTGGTCCATTTTGAGCCATACTCACGGGCGAAGTCTGCTTCACTGTAAGTGCTTGAGTTCATTTGGTCTACTACAAACTCGTTGTCGAGCAAACCGTAGTAGACGGGAATTTTATAGTCGCCACCCCAAGCAAAAGCCTTATCAGGCGCAATGGCACAAGTAATGAGTATTTCCATGTTTTTATCATACGCAAAGCTATTTCTAGTTCCAGCAGACCCTACGTATAGTTGTTGTTGAGAAGGCTCCCTAGGATTTAACTCTCCTATCGAAGTCCTTCGGGCAATATTAAGCAAAGGTAGGACAACCGCATTAATTTGCTGTCCAGGTAGGTCCTTAGCTTCTTCGAATAAAATGCTGTGCCTTCTGCCTCCACGAGTGGAGTCCTCAATTGAAACGATATCTAACTCTGATTTATTCTTTAGCACCTTTCTAAGAAAGTCTTTGCTGTTAGCCTGCCCAGAGCCGTGAGAGGTATCAAACTCCTCAGCTAGTAGCGGCATAAGAAAAGCTAACTCGTTGAGCTTTTCCCTTCCAATTTGAGTAGCCTGCTGCTTAAACTCCGAAACCACAGAGAGTTTTGAGCGAGGAAGAAGTATAGCTTGAATAAGCTTACTTAGTATCGCAATAAAGGATTTACTGTATCCCCTAGTAGCCGTTTGGAATACGAGCTTGTGTCGAGCGTTAATCCGCAACGAAAGAATCTGGAAAGGCATTAGCTTAAACGCGGTGTCAGCTGGCATAAGTAGGTCTATAAACTTATCTGGGTAAGCTAACCACAATTCGTAATACTGCTCTAATGCGGGCAAGATTTTTAATAATCTTTCCTCAGTCACAATTCTACTGCTGTTGTTGTTATAGTCTGGTCCGAGCTTGAGCAATCCGGTGTCTTTCCCCATCTTTTGCTCAAAAGCTTTTTTGGCCTCGCTCATTGGGGTGGAGGTCAACTTTCCCCACATATTCGCCATTATAACAACTCCTCGTCATCTTCGAAGCTCAGTTCGTCCTCTGCTCCCTCGGCTAGGGTAGCTTCTAACTTAGCTTCGTCGATAGAACCTTCAGAAGAATCTTCGCCAATAGCGCCTTGATCGTAGCGTTGCTTAGTTTGAGCATAAATCTCAGGGAGGTTTGTTTCGCCTCTTACTAGGTCGGCAATGTATTCTTTCATGTTCTCTAAAAGCATATCAATTTCGTCTCTCGGCACTCCATCATAGAAGTTAGCTCGATAGCCGTTACGCTCGATGAATTCAACAATTTGACCGACTGACGTAATAGCGTTCGAGTCTTTTTTCTGCACATTCTTTAAAGCACTCGTCATAAAGTTGTTGTATTGGGTCATAAAGTCTTTATCTATTCCACCGTTTTGCAAGTCTTTTTCGATGTATAAAGACATTCGGCAAATCTTGCGGAACATATCCCGCTGGGTTTCCTCTTGCACATTATAGTCTGACATTATATTGTTGTAGTAGGTTTCTAGCCACACGAGATCATATTCCGGCAGGTCTCCCCATCGAGTTTTTAGTTTTTTTAGAAAAGCTGGTTTTAGCTCCTCTAACTCTAGGTCTATCATGCCTTTTTTCGCAGCTTCCATAAGTCTCTCATTTTGGTCAGACCAATCATATTTATAATAATTAAAGTCGTTATATAGGGTTGCATATTTTCGGAAAGCCTTTTGTCCTTCCCTCTTCCACAACTTACGCCATTCTTGAGGCATGAAAGCTGTGTTGCTGAGCTGCAGCAGTCTGTCCACTTGATTCAGGTCATTCCCGTCTACAAGCTCTTCTACGCAATCGTAGCAGATATGAATATGCCCCCTAGGCCAGAATGGACTGGAAGAGGGCATGTATTCTGAGTCAGGTTTGGATTTGTTGCACGTTTCACATTTATAAGCCATATTATCTCCTTTCGCTTTTTCAAGCTATACTATTTCCTTTCGCTTTTCAAGCTATACTGTTTCCTTTTGCGCTAGGTCCGCAATCTCTAATACTACTGCCGCACACGGGGCAATAGTTAATTAAAGCTGATCCTTGAACGTCGCAACTTAAAATTCCTAGTCTAGTCGACCTGTCGCCATACTCTATAGCCACTCTAAGGTTTTCGTCGTCTAGAAGAGGTTCTGGATAGGGGCCACAATATCGGCACATACTATTTTTCCTCCCAGCCATTTAAGCACGATTTGCACTGCCGCTGCCCTTTCTGCCACCAAAAACTATGGTCAGGATATATCTTACCGCATTTTCGGCACTTTCTAGGCTCTAGTTTTCCATTTTTCATGTCTGTTAATAGTTGTTGCTCTTGCGCTGTCTTCGCTATTTTTGTATATATTGACCGCATCACCACGCTTGTGTAGCCGGGATGCACGGCTTTATTGAAGTCATAGGCTAGCTCTCTTGCTGTTATAATCGCATTTTGCCCATCTATATATCGTATTAATACGTGTTTTTGCCAAGGTTCTAAAGGGGTAGCTTCCACCAACTGGTCGAAATAGTGCATATCCCACTTTGCCTCGTCATCTTGCCGCAACTGGCTGTAATACTTGCATATGTGTTTGAGATGAAAACTATTAGTCCAATCAAGGCCATTTCGCTCTAGGTCTATTGAAGGTGGCGGTGATGGGGGAGATGATTTCAAACTCATTGTTGGAATAGGCAGCCGCAATCGGGCCTCTAAGCGAGCGTCTGTGATCCATCTCCCTAGATAGTAGGCTCTAGTAGAATCTGTTTCCTTTTCTTGTAGGGCCAGCAGCTGCTCTATGCCTTTTTTTAAGTCGGCTATTGCGGGGTGCTCCCATGGAACGGGGTTTGGTGGTGAAGTGTAGTAGTTGCCGCCCTTCTTGGGTTTTATCTCGAAATGTTCTACTGAGGGGTCTAGTTCTAAATTTTTTTTGTTGCTACTACGATTTTGTTGAGCTGATCCGCAGAGAGATTTATCCACGGTGTGGAGCAG